GATAGCGCATCTTGGTTAAAGTCGGGAGCTACTATAACTGCTAATGACACAATAGCACCGAGTGGTTTGCTAACCGCTGATAGAATAACTCAATCGGGAGCAGCAATTAATTTTAACCAATCTATTTCGCTTCCTGCAGGAGTTGTTACTTTTACTACTTATGTTAAGAGAGGTAACTTTGATTCTTCTTCAACATTTTTGTTTGGATTATTTTCAACGGTTACAGGTGATGTTGGATACATTTCATTTAGTTTTTTAACAGGAACAACTACAGTATATTCAGGAACATTCATATCCCATTCAGCTACCAATGTTGGCAACGGATGGTATAGAATACAAGGAACAATAAACATACCTTCAGCAGGAACCGCTTATTTTTACAACGGAGGAACGGGTTTAACCATTGCCGGAATAGGTTCATACTATTATTCTTGGGGTGCTCAAGTAGAAGTAGGAACGTATCCCACCTCTTACATCCCTACTACATCTGCAAGTGTTACAAGGAATGCTGATGCTTCAACGACATCAGGGATGAATACTTTTATCGGGCAGACTGAAGGGACAATTGTTTTGGATATTAATAACATTAATGATAATTCAGATTGGTTGACACTAAATCCAATTAGTGGAAGTCCATACACAAATGGAATAGGATTAGGATTATATGCTACGGCAGTTCGTCTTCAAATCTATAGTTCCGGAGGTTATTCAACTATAACGTCTGTTCCAATTAGTGGTCGTAATAAAATTGCAGTTGGATATAAGAGCGGAGATACAGTGTTGTATGTTAATGGAGTTCAAGTGGGTAGTACTTCAACCGTATTTTCATTCGGTGTATTGTTAGACGGTATTACTGTCGCGTCATCATCTTGGGTTGTAGGCTCAATTTTACCTATTAAACTTCACTCTTGCACTTTATATAAGACCCGATTATCAAACGCTGAATTAGCAACATTAACAAAATGAACATATATAAATTAGTATTCGCAGATAAGACCGAGGCAATGGCTGAGCTATTGGCTAAAGGTATGTACGTTGAGCAAGAAATAAACGGAGAGACTACCCTTGTCTACGGAGAAGGAGTGCAGGCTATCGTTGAGATAGGTGTCTTATACGATGAGCAAGACCCACCTGTTGCGTTGCCGGGATATTGCTACGATGTAATGTGTATCCAAGACGTTGATTTTGGAAGCTTTATTGTTGTACCTTTGAACCCTAAGCACGCGTTTGCGGGTTACCCCATTAATGATGAAGTAATACCACCAATAGTATAATGAAAACTCCTCAAGAGATACAGGATAGCATAGCGGCAGCAGGAGCATCCACGTCAGTAGTAACCGCAGTGGCGGCAAAGGCTACTGAGTTTCAGCCAATCATCTCGGCAATGTCAGGACTGATAGCAATTATCACAGGACTATTTGCAATTGCATACTACGTAAGAAAAATGAATAAGGATGGCGAAGATTCAAAGTAATCCAACTAAGCTTGTAAAACCTAAGGTTGCAAGACCGGGCATACACTCTAAAACCAAGACGAGTGTTTCAAAGCAGAGTAAGAACTACAAGAAACAATACAAAGGTCAAGGACGATGAATCTATCAGAACACTTTACTCTACAGGAGATGACCTTCAGTCCTACGGCTATCAAGAAGGGAATCGATAACACACCCAACGCTCAGACCGTCAGAAACCTTGAGGCTCTGTGCAAGAATATTCTTGAGCCACTACGCGCTCATATCGGTGGTCCAATCAAGATTAGTTCAGGATACCGCTCTGAGGTACTAAATAGCCTCATAGGCGGAGCCAAATCAAGTCAGCATAAGTTTGGTCAGGCAGTGGACATTGACCTCAAAAACAAGTGCGCTGAGGCGTTCCATTGGATTAGAGAGAACCTTGACTATGACCAAATCATTTGGGAGTTTGGAAATGACGCGCAGCCCGATTGGATTCACGTATCATTCTCCACTAAGAGTAACCGCAAAAATGCACTAAGAGCAATCAAATCAAATGGAAGAACGAAATACATTCCTTTCCAAGCTTAGACGCAAGGACAAGGACAAGAAAAAATTCAAGGACACCAAGGTAGGTGTCTTTCTGAAAGACAAAGCACCCGAGATACTTGAGACAGTGGGTGACCTACTGCCCGATGCGGGGGTACTTGGTGTAGCCAAGAACCTTATCAAGATGTCAGAGAAGCTTAGCCCCGAGGAGAAAGAACTTCTTACGGCAGACCTTGCTCAGATGTATGAGACAGAGGTGAAGGACAGAGAGTCGGCTCGCTTACGCGAGGTAGAGATATCTAAGGCAGGGAAGCACGATTACTTGTTTACACTAACAGGGTTAATAGGCTTGGGTGTATTCTGCTTTATCGTATATGCCATTGCCTTCCTTCAGATTCCTGAGGCTAACAAGGAGATATGGATTCACCTCATTGGAATCTCTGAGGGTGTAGTCCTTTCCATATTTGGATACTACTTCGGTAGCGCGATGAAGAAGAACGTAAATTAACTATCTTTGTAAAAATTAAATCAAATGGATGCTACAGTACTTTTAAAAGAAGAGTTGGAATTACTCCAACAATTAAGCAAGGATTACGCTAAAGCTAAGAATGCACTTGCTGATTTAGAGTTAAGGAAACACGATATCCTTAAAGATGTTGATGGACTTAGACGAGTATCTGAGGACAATGAAAAAAAATTATTAAGTAAATATGGTGAGGACGTTGTAATCAATATGAATACAGGAGAAATCACCAAGAAAAAACAAGAGTAACAATGGCTAAGATTAGTTCATACCCTACAGATAATAACATCTCGCTTTCCGATAAAGTTATTGGAACAGATGCTGATAGCAATGATGCTACAAAAAACTTTACAGTAGGTGGTTTGTTGAATCTTTTTGAAAATTCAGCAGGGTTTGTACGAAAAGCTAATGCTCAAGCGTTTAGTGTGGTTACTCAGCAATGCGTTGCCGTTAGCACTTCAAAAACTGTAGAGTTTGAGGTTAGCTCATTTACAGATGATGTGACTACTACTTCTAATCAAATATCTTTTGCTAATGCAGGGAAATATAAGATTGAAGTAAACGCAAGAGTAGAACATACAAGTGGTGGTGGAGATGCTCAATTATCTTTTTGGTTAAAGTACGCTTCTTTAAACGTAAACAACTCAAGACAGGTATACACTGTTGCTAACACGCACATTCAAGAGATATCTTATAGTTTTGTAGTTGATGTAGTAAATCCTGCTGACATTATTTTTGTTCAGTGGACTACAACAAACTTAGCTGCACGACTAATACCAACAGTAGCTGCAACATTCTATCCTGCTGCTCCCTCTGTTGTCTTAAACGTATATAGAGTAGGGTAATGGACATTCGAAAGATATCGGTAGGTCCTGACTACAAAGGTGGTGCTATGCATTACATTGTTGGTCAAAAGATTTTAGGTGAGTCAAATGAGATTCACCGCATCCGATATAACAACGAACGTCAGTCTGTTCAGATTTTCATCATCAATAAAAAAGAAGAGGTGGTTCTGTGGAAAGAGTTCACCCAATCAATTCCAATCTCAATCGAATTTAATATCGATTTCTAATGAAATCACCATTCTACTTTATAACTAAACCATTAACAGGCAAACGATATAACAACACAAAAAACATAGGAGGAATAGAGTTCATCGTCAATGTATCTGAAGAAGAACATAAATTTTCCAATCGTGAAGCAGTTGTTATTGAAACGCCATTAGGTTACACCGGTCCAATTGAGGCGGGTGATATTCTCCTTGTACACCACAATGTCTTTAAATTCTACAACGATATGAAGGGTAGAAGAAAAAGCGGTAAGAGTTTTTTCAAGGATGACATCTTCTTAATTGAGGAGGACCAATTTTTTTTATACAAAAAGAAAGACGAGTGGTTTGCATACAGTAGATACTGTTTTGTGAAACCTATAGCGGCCATTGACTCGTATATCAAAAAGCCTTTTGCTGAAGAGCCATTGCGTGGTATTATGAAATATCCTAATGAGTACCTTTTATCTCAAGGAGTCAAGCCGGGAGATGAAATTGTATTTGCCCCGGAAACCGACTACGAGTTTAATGTAGATGGAGAGAAACTTTTTCGTATCTATGACCATCAGATAACAATGAAGCTATGAGCAAAGAGTTAAAAGAAAAGATTATTGCTGCCGGATACAAAGCCGTTGAGCATCTTATCGAAGTAGCTGAAGAAAAGATTGTACAAAAGCATACCGGAGGAGACGGAGAAGTCCCCGAATTAGCGGCTGATAGATTGAAGAATGCGGCAGCTACAAAACGAATTGCTATCTTTGATGCGTTTGAGATTCTAAACAGAATTGAAACAGAAAAGGAAGCCCTTGAATCTATTGAAAAGGGGCCGAGTAAAGTAGATACAAAACAAGGATTTGCAGAAAGAAGGTCAAGATAGTTTATTCCGCGTACTCGAGAAGTTTGTTCCCGGAGTAGCCATCGCTAAAAAAAATAAAGCGAAGTCTTGGTCCTATGGATATAACGCTGAATATGATTTTGTAGTAATATCTAAATCGGGAGAGATAGGTGATATTGTTCGAATAGCTGATTTGAATATAGCCCTTCCACCTACTCCAAAGTCGTGTCTTCAAAGACACGTAAAAAAAGAAGAGCAGTATTGGGAGAGGCAAGAACTGCCTCCGGCTCTTGCAAAAATTCAAACTATATTCCAATGGAACGATATGCCAACTGAGTTTAAAAGCAGATGGGTGGATTATATTGAGAGTCAGTTTGATTACCGTGAGGAAGGCTTTTGGTTTATGAATAACGGAGTGCCAACATACATCACCGGTTCCCATTGGATGTATCTTCAGTGGTCAAGTATTGATATTGGATATCCCGATTTTCGTGAGGCCAACAGAATCTTTTGGATATTTTGGGAAGCGTGTAAAGCTGATGAGAGATGCTTTGGAATGGATTACCTAAAGATACGTCGTTCGGGATTTTCTTATATGTCTTCATCCGAATGCATAAACACAGGTACTCTTGTAAAAGATGCAAGGGTTGGTATACTATCAAAGACCGGAGCCGATGCTAAAAAAATGTTTACTGACAAGGTTGTTCCTATTAACAATCGTCTTCCTTTCTTCTTCAAACCTATTATGGATGGAATGGATAAGCCAAAGACTGAATTGGCGTATCGAGTTCCGGCTTCGAAGATTACGAAGAAAAATATGTTTGACTCTTCTCAGGAAATAATAGAAGGTCTTGATACAACAATCGATTGGAAAAACACTGAAGACAACTCTTACGATGGTGAGAAACTCCGACTTCTTGTACACGATGAAAGCGGTAAGTGGACTAAGCCAAACAACATTAAAGAGAATTGGCGCGTAACAAAAACTTGTCTTCGATTGGGTAGCAAGATTATTGGCAAGTGTATGATGGGGTCTACCTCCAATGCGCTTAGCAAAGGTGGTCAGAACTTTAAAGATATCTACGAGGACTCTCGCCTAACAACAAGAAATGCTAATGGACAAACTAAAACTGGGCTCTACGCTTCATTCATTCCGATGGAATCGAATATGGAAGGCTTTATTGACATACACGGAA